GAGACTCACATCTTTTGGTGGTCTGTTTATGCCACCTTGAGTCCTTCATTTCAGAAGCCGCTGTCTTCCAATCTTTGACTCTTAGTGCTTTCCAAAATTTTTTGAAGTTGCGAACACCTTGAGTTCCTAGCTGATATACCATCTCAAGAATTACCTCCTCTATATGCGGAGGCAAATCGTGACCAATACATTCTTCTATAAGAGACTCAGCTCCTGCTGCCGCTCTATTTAAATCCATTTCAAATAACTCTTCTACTTCATCCATGCTTATTTCTACCCCTTCAGCATATCGCTCTCTTTCATGTGGTTTTATAAGATGGCCGATGCCGATGGTGGCTTTGCCTAGCGAATCCAGGTACATAGATGTGCGTACACCTTCATGAATACGGACCCTATTTTTTAGTGATTCTGTTAATTCTATCATTACTTAAGTTTATATCCTAAGCCACTGTATTTGTCTACAGGACCACCTTTTTTAAAAGTCATTGATGCTCCCAATCCTAATCCTTCTTGACCTATGGTTGCGTTTAAATTTACAGGGACACCGTTAATTAAAACAGTGTTACCGTACCCAAGTCGTGGGTCTCCTGTAAAAACATTGTCGAGCCTAAAATTTCCAACGTTAGTATTAATTTCAGGATTTTGACTAAAATTATATAAGTTTTGTAAACTTGGTAATCCAAAGTTTTCTGCTCTAAATCCTGACATATCCATATTATTAAATGAAGAAGTAGGCATTTGTATCGGATCTAAATCCTCTCTTATTATTTTTTGATCGTTAAAGGTTGGTGACACAAATACAGGCTGTGTTTTCACATCAGTATTCATTGATCCAAAAAAGTTTCTTACATCTGATCGTGGTATAGGAAAAACAGTTCCAACTCTTGGTGGCACGTTACGATTTTGTGTTAAAAAGTTATAAATATTTTCTAAACCACCTTTAACTGCCTGAAACATAGGAGCTCCTTTTTCTTTAAAACCTTGAGCTATTCTACCTAAACCAAATCCTATGTCAGAACCAATTTCTCTAAAGGTTGGACCATAAAGATTAGCTAATCTTTCTGCTTCTTTTGCCAACGTTCTAGGAGCGTCAGGTGTCATTTGTAAAAGATTAGATGATCCCTCCACACCTTTTGTAAATCTATCTTTAAAATTTTGTAACGCTCTTTCTTGGGTTAGTCTTCTAAATGCACGATCATCTGAAACATCACTAGCATCACGACCTGAAAAAAATTTTTCTCTAACAGCTTGTAACTGTTTCTTCTCTCTTTGTTCTAACTCTTTAGGTGAAAATGGAGGGGCCATTATGCTACCACTTGTGGTCTTTTAAATTTTTTAGACTCAAAAAGATCTATGATACCACCCTCTTTAGCAGTGAATAAAGGTAATCCAACGGACTCTAAACCAGCAATTGTTTGTGGATTAGTTGGCCCAATGCCTTGGCCTCCTAAAGAAGCAATATCAATATTAGGTATGTTGATTGGTTGAATAGACGGAATCTCTCCCTGACCTCTACTTATATTCTGTTCTTCCGTGGGAGGATTATTTATAATTTCAACATCATTTAACATTTGTTCTTCAAATTGATCTCCTTGATAATCGTCAGGCATATTATCTAAAGTTTCTTGAATTAATTGATAGAATTGTTGTAACTCATTTATTTCTCTTTGATGTTGCTCATAAGCCTCAGTTCCCTCTTCATATTGTTCTTTCATTACATCAGTGGTATACATTTGCACTAAACGAACAAAATTAGAGTATCTAGTTTTATAACTAGTCGCATTATCCATTGCTTTAAAAAAAGCTCTAGCTTTTTTAGGGTCTCCTAAAATATTAGCCATACTTCTCAATCTTAAAAATAATGCAGGTGCACCTATGCCACCTTTTAATCCTGTAAATCCTCCAAACAAAATACCTAAAAGTCCTGAGGTTAAATTAACTGCACCTATAGACAACTTTTTATTCAAAAGTCCTGCCGCACTAGGCACAAAAGTATTTCCTCTTGCAACTAAAACATCTAAAAGTTTTTCTAATTGTTTTCCTGATATAAATTCTTTTGGGTTTCTAGCGTGTAATAAGTCAAACGCAGTCATAACACCTTTCTTCATTTGATCATTTGTTCCAAAAATTCCGTTTCTGAATTTAACAGGATCAAAATTTAAAAAGTTTTTGGTAGCAGAGAAAGTGGATGTGTTCTCTCCTACTTGGTTTAACGCCTTTATAGAGGCGTTCATGCTGTCATCCATCAGCTTAAATATAAAACTACCGAAAACATTAGGATCACTTCCTGTTAATTTAAAAAGTTGTTTTACTGCTTGAGGAGAGTTTAATTTTTGCATTAAAGGTTTAAAAATTTGATCATAGTATTGAGTTCCCTCTTTTGATAAAGGAGTTTGATATAATTGATTAACACTAAATGTCTGAGTTATTGTTGTTTCTCCTTGTCCTGGAAGTTTTATAGTTTTCTTAACCGTATATCCCTCATCTCCAAATCCCACTAACTTAGCAAAATCATTAGTGTCAGTTCCCTGTCTATAAGTTTGAGTCATTTTAGAAAACACACCTTTATCAAAAAAATCTTTACCCATAGGCAACGCTTGATCTCTATCGACTCCAAATCTAAAAACATCATCTGCAAATTTTTTAGATTCTCTTAGCAACGCTAACTTTTCAGGGTCTATCATTCTTGGAAAAACAGAAGAGGTTATTTGACCAGCTTGATTTACGGTAAAAGCTCCCCCCTCAGTGGCTGTAAGATATCCTAAGTCATCAAAAAAATCTGTTTTAAGGTTGTCTATCAATCTTCTAGTGACACTATCTTCATAAGGCAAAGAGTTATATATGTCGCTTAACTCATCTTGATAAAACTTATAATCATCAATCGTTAATTTTTTTCCTTTTGTTCTTTCTAAAAATTTTTTACTAAATTTGTAAAATGGAGTGTCTTTTAAAACTCCTGAGGCTTGATTGTCTGCCTTTGTTATAAACTCTTGAATACTCGTTCTAGATTTTACCATAGGAAAAATAGGAGTTCCTTTACCAAACAGTTCATCTATTTGCCTATAAAAATTATCATAGGCAGCCCCTGTGACTGCTTTCCACTCAGCTCTGCCTTTTAACATAGACTCTAAAAATGTTGTAGTGGCATCTTTATTTGATCTAGGAGCAAAGGCCTGAATTAATTTATCAACTTTATCTCTGACAACGGGCCCCTGTTCTTTTATAAAGTTTCCAACTTTATCAGCGACTAATGGTAGTCTACCAAAAGACTTCAAAAAATTCGTAGCAAAAGTGCCTCCCTCTGATGCAACATCAGCTAAAATTGGTTTAACTCCTACTTCATAGAAATCTGCTAATTTGTTTCTGACTGCGTCTGTAGCTAAAACTAAGTTGTTTTTACCTATGCCAAGTGTTTTTAATATACCTAAACCTATTAATTCATTAATGCCTTCTCTTTTTAAATTTTCAGGAAGTTTTTCAACAATCTCTTCAATAGTTTCTTCATCTCCATCTAAATAATCACTGACAGTGTCATAAGCAAATCCTGCACTTCCTGCTAAACCTGCTGCTGCTATGGCTCCCATTAAATACCTTTGTTTAATTTGTTTTTTTATTTTTGGTGGCAGTGGTAATTTATCAATCGTAGCTTTTTGAAACTTCCAAAGTCCGTTGAAGACTGTTCTAAAAGCAGTCACACCTGACCCTGATTTTGGAATTTTATCAGGATTTTTTGCAAAATAATTCAACAACAAAGGACCAGCAAGTGACCCTGAAATAGTTGCTACCTCTTTTGGAAAATAAGCCTCTAATCCAACCTCATCCACCAAACCTTGAATGTAAGCATTATATTCGTCTTGTTTATCGGTTGAAATTTGATTTCTTATATCAAAACCTAAAAAACTTTCTAAAAAAAATGATTTCTCATTTTCATTCGTAATTGTTTCATAATCCTCTTTGAAAGGAGAATCTCCTAAGTAAATTATTTTTTGACCACTTTTATCTTGAATGTCAACATATACAGGAGTCGTAAAAGTAGGAAAATTTAAAGAAGGGATAACTCCCTCTTGTAACCTTGTTCCTTGAAATTCAGGCTCATCCGTGGGTATAAACTCTCCATATGGATTGTTAGTCACATCAACTGTTTCTAATCCTGTATCTTTACTGGGTATAAACTCTGCGTATGGATTAGTTTCCACCATAAGATTATTCCCCTGTTCCGTATTTTTCGTTAAATAACTCTAAAAATTTTGGTCCAACTTGGTCCATACTAGCTCCCTGAGAGAGAGAATAAATGGCATTTGTAAAAATAGGATCAGTTAATAACTGAGGATATTTTTGTATATCAGCTTTTGGTATTGCATCTAATAAAATGTTTTGTAAATTTTGAAAAGTAAGATCGTCTTTTGAAGGAAGCTTAATAGGCTCTCTTGGTTCTAAAGAAGCTCCATAAGTCTCATCAAACACTTGAGGCATTTTGTATTCTAACTCAGGTAACCCTAAACTGGTTCTATATGTGTTCATTTTGTCAAAAATTGATTTATGAACAGCTATTAAACTTTTTCTAATACTAGAGGCTGAGCTGAAAACTCCATAGTCAAGTCTTTCTTTAGATATCTTATCAATGTCTGTTGGTGTCGCTCTATACCTAGATGCTCCTGCCTCTGTCTCAGCTATCAGTTTAGGAATTCTCATCATGTCTTCTAAAGTTTTTTGAAGTTCAGGATTGTTATACACAAGTTGCTCAGGTAAACCAAATCCCATCAACTGAGTTAAAAGTTCATCTACGGTATTTGATAGATTAGCGTATCCTCTTAAAGCAGAGCTTAAAATACCAACTGTCTCAGGCTGTGTGTATGTCCTTAAAACTAAATCTTCTATTGCTGTAAGCGTCTCATCACCTGTATTATATCTAAGACCTATTATCCTATTAGATCCATCAAATTTTGTTACGTCTATTTTACCTGGACCCATTTCAAAGGGATTTATTTCTAAATCTGAAAAATCTATATCGGACATAATGTCAGGATATTTTTCATCAAGAGACTGCTCTCCCCCACTATCTGTTCCTGTCGATCTTTTAACAATTTCTTTTTCTCTAAGCCTTCTAGTGGCTTCCACTAATCCACCGTCTTTTGCTCCTGGCATAATTACTTCAGTGTTAAGTTTAATCTCAGGTTGAGTATCAATGAAAGGTGAGAATATTAATTGTGATGCTTCTTTGGTTGAAAATCCTTTTAATTTATTAAATTCTGCCAAACCCTCTTCTGTGCTTACATCTACAATGGTGCTTACATTTATTGTCTTTCCTTCATTATCTACATAACTTCCTGTAATAGTAACTAAATTTTTTACATCAAACTGATCAGGCTCAATTGTTGTTAGCATTCCTGAGGTATTTTGTTGAACTATAGTTCCAACTGGAAGAGAGTCGGTTACGTTTGTTCCAAAAGTTTCATTTATTTTATCATTGTCAGTTCCCACAACTCCCACTGTTCCTATTCCACTTTTCTTCTCTCTTTCTATGGCCAAGTCAAAAGACTTACCTAAGACAAACTTTTTCATTTCCTGAATATCATCTTTTTGACTTGAGAATTCACTTAACGCTAATTGTAAAGGTAATTGATTTTCTTGTTGTTTTAATTGTATGGCCGCAGGTAAAGCCACACTTGTAGCTTGATTAAATCTGTTTAAAGCTGAGTCAATGACATTTTCACCCTTTGCAACATCTAATCCAAATTGAGTTAATCCAGCGAGAAGAGGCACTTTAAGAGCACCTCTTTGACTATCAAATAAACCAAGACCACCTATTGTATCTCTTTTCTCTTGTAATATTTCAGCAAAAGTTTTAGGTTCTTTTATCATACCACTCAATTCAGATAAAATTACTTCAGGTGAACCTGACTGTATTACATCTCCTGCCCCAGTTGCATAAGAGGCTATCCCTAACTCAGTCATTTCAGGTTTGGTATACAAACCAAAGTTTTTTATTTGATCTAAAGAGAAAGGACCCACCATCCCTGAATAAACACCCTCTCCTCCAGTTCCTGTAGATAAATGAACAATACCACCATCTTTCATAGTCATCGGTGGTTGTTGCATCATTTGTTGTGCTTGTTGTGTTTGTGCAATACCTTGTTGTTCTCTCATTTCAAATACAGGCTGAACTAAAGCTAATACAGATAATGGAGTATCTTGTGCGTCTCTCTCTCCAACTGTCATCGCTAATTCTTGAACTCTACCTTCCAAAGGAACCTTGTCTCCTCTAACCTCATTCATTAATTGAACATATTGCTCAGGAGAAACTTTAGCGATACCTTCTTTTGACGGATCACGGTTCACGGTCTTCTCTTCTTGGTCTAATCCATCAGCGATGCCAACAGCGTCAGATTTTATTTCTCCACCCTCAGCTTTACCAAAAATCAACTTTCCTTTAATAGAGTTAAGATACTCTTGTTGTTGTGATAAACCCATATTCGCAAAAGCATCTAAGTCAAAGCCAGTTGACGATATAATCATGTCAAAAACAGAATTTAATAATTGAGGGTTGGACATCGCATCATCGATGTTAATTTGAAAATCTTTATCAGGAGCATCAAAATTAAAAGTTCTATTACTAATTACACCTAACCTATCTAATATATCAAACTTAAAAGAGTCTATGGGACCTTGCATAACACGAGTGCTAGAAGTTGTTTCTCCACCCTCTGGTGTTCCAGTCTGTCTTCTAACAGGCACTGCAAACATTGGTCTTTGTAAAACTGCATTCATCATGAGAATAATCCTCCACCTAAGTTGCTAAGAGCATTATATTGACCTAACGCACCAAGACCTGCAATTCCGTAACCTGCAATTTGTTGTAATGGTGAAGGTGTTGGAGCTGTTACTCCTGTTTGACTTTGAATAACTTGAGAGCTACTTGGAGCTCCTTGATATATGTCTGATAAGAAACCAACTCTTTGATATGGTTCATACATTTGAGATAATAAGTTTTGTCTATTTACATCTAACTGTGTTTGAGCTTGTTGCTGTCCTAAAGAACCTAATCCTAATAATGTGTTGATATCTTGAGTTCCTAATTGTTGTCCTAAAGCTCCTAACTGTGCCTGTTGACCTGCAAAATTTCCATACTGTGGAGCAATAGATGCTAATCCTGATGCACCTGCTAATTGTCTATTTTGTGCGTTTAAAAATGCTTGAGCTTGAGCTTGAGCTAAAGCAGAGGCACGATTTCTTTCCAGTTCAGCTCTTTGAACCCCCTCTCTATCTCCCCCAAAAGCCCCTGATCTAAGAGCCTGAGCAGAAGCTCCTTGACCTGCAATATCAAAAGCACGATTAATTTCATCTCTAACAGAATCCTGAAAAGGATTCATAAACTGATTAATATTTTCTGATGTTGGAGATACAAATTGTTGGGCTGCTTGACCTAAAGATGATAAACCTGCGGCTTGAGACTGAAGAGCGTTAGCTAAATACTGTTGATAAGCACCAATGCCTGTATCACCTAACTCTATGGCTTGTAATTGTTGAGGAGTTAAAGTAGCTACTTGTTGTTCAGGCAAAGTTATAGGCTGGTCTGCTAAAGCTTTAGCAGTATCCAATAAACCCAGTTTTCTAGCTTCTACTTCAGGTGCTTCTCTTACTATTTGCTCAGTTATACTCATTATGCCATTCCTATGCTTTGTTGGGATAAACTACCACCCTTTTCTAAACTTTTCATCATTTTATACATGTTTTTTGCCCCCTCTTTTCTCGATCCACCACCAGCGTTTCTTACAGCTTGAGCAGTCATGACAAATTCACCATCGCTCAACATAGCAGGTATATCATCAGAAGTCCCTGTTCCAGGACCTACGATTTCTCCAATGCGTTTAGGGTGTTCTTTTGTGTCACCATCAGGGTGTTGTATTTTTTTACCACCATTCTCTGAAAAGCCTGTTATTTCACCACCCTCTGCTACAAGTAATGGGTCTAATCCCTCAGGGCCTGTAATGTCCAACAACTGATATTGAGCATAATTTGGAGTGTATAAGTCCTCTCTCACCGATGTTCCTTCTTCCTCCACTGTTTTAGGACCTAAAAATTGATCAGCCGCAGATGCAGCAGTGAGACCTGTATATAAAGCAGGAGTATATTGATAAGTAAAACTTGATTCTTTTGGAATTCCCAAAGATATTATCTCATCATCAGTTAAAGGGTTTCCTGTTATTTCTGCAATTTTTTTAGTTTTTGTAAATTCAGGATTAATGGCTCTGTCTGCTGGATTAATGGCAGAAACAACTTTATCTATAAAAGTTTTATCGGTAGCTACACCTTCAACTTTAGGTAACTCCACTCCTTTAACCCCACTCATAAACCTTTCACCAATAGTGCCCTGACCTCTATTAGTTCCTAATACTCCAGCAATTCCTGAAGTAGCAGTTTGAAGAGCTAAATTTTTTGCAATCTCAGAGGGTTTTTGTCCTGCTAGTGCTCCTATACCTGCACCTATTGCTGCTTGACCTAATCTACTGCCAATAAAGTTACCAATGCTACCTCCTATTAAATTTCCTATTCCTGGAGCTACAAAAGGTAAAACAAAAGGAGCTATTGGAGCAACAGTTTTAGCTACGCCTGTAACGGTGTCTTTAACATTTTGAAAAAAATCACCGATCAGAGATCCAAGACCAAATTCATAAATCTGTGCGTAGTCCTTTTCTTGCATTAGTCATTATTCCTTCTTGTTAGTTGCACCCATGCCAAGTCTAGGTGCAAATATGGTTACGTCTCTTTGAATATCTTCTTCAGTAGTATCTGTATTAGGATCGGAGACATCAGCAGAGGCTGCTTCTTCGCTTTCATAAGTTGCGCCAGTTTTTTTGTGAGTGAGCACTGTTTCCGTTTTGCAACTGTATATAGGAATTTGTTGTCCATTAATGTCTTTATAACCTACTACTTTTGGTTCTTCTACGATTTTATTCATTTTAACCTCTATTTATATTATTGTTGTTGTTTAATTTCAAGCAGTGATACGGTGACCATCGCCTTGTTAGCAGCGTTTGCTGTTACTTTTAATGCATCTCCTGCCTCAAAAACCTTTACATCCTCTCTTGTTGTTGTGTCTGTTGCGCTTACATCTACCTCATCCACCTCAAAATCAGCAGATCCATTATTATGTGTAATGGTCACAGTAATAGTGTCCGAAGCATGATAATTGTGCACAGATAAACTTTTTACCACAAATGTTGATACAGGCACAGGTGGTGAAGCTGATACATCTGCCTGTGGCACAGTAAAAACTGTAGTTAGATTTGTAGTTGTTAAATTAGATATAAATCTTTTAAATACGTCAGCCATTATCCAAAGAAAAACGCCCTTCTCGTCTGCTCATCAGCGTTGTCTTGCTGATAAGAAAAGTTTAGTTGTAGTATTAATTGTTCTAGTTGTCTGATTAGTTCAGCAAAAGATCTTGGGTCATAATTATCAGGTGGGTCAGGAAATCTTGTTTGTGCAATCTTAGCCATTATCTACCACCATCAGGATAGGCATCTATGGTAAACGTGCCCATTTTAAAATTACCACCCACGACATTACTTTCTATTTTAAAGTTTGCTTGTCTACCTCTACCTCTTAAATCTTTTTTTATGTCAGTGGTCTGCACAGTTGTGGCTGTTTGACTTACAACATTACCATAAGGATAATTTTTAAAACTAAAAGTTACACTGACATTACCTGTCTGATCTCTAAAGTCAGGCACAAATCTCCCTATGCGCATCAACTGCTCTCCGCCCTCATCAATGTTAAAATCTCCAGACTGAATGAACGATTGCATTGCAGTGCCATCATTGTCAGTGCCAAACTCATGTTTATAATATCTTGAAACACCATTTGATAATCCAATAACTGTTGGTGTAGCGTTAGCAACGCTATCCTTAAGATATTCAGTAGCAAAAGGATTTTGAAAAACTCCACGATCAACCCAAGTTGTTCTATTTAATGTGCCCACTGCCCAAGATCCTTCAAGATAATTGTAAATTACACATTTATTTATTTGTGGATTAACTTCATTACTTGGATTAGTGACATAAAACCAAATTATTTCTGCAAACTCAGTGTTAACACCAGCAAAGATTTGATCTGTCTGTGTTAAATCTATATTTTCAAATACGAAATCATCAACCGTGCATGGTAATTTTTTTACAGTACCATCAAATACAAAGAATGCATTTTGACCAATCCAGTAAGATACATCTCTGACTACAACAGCAGCATGTTGCCCTAATAGTCCACAGTTTTTACCTAATTGATTAAGACCAAAAGTAAATGGTGGACCTATAAATTGTAATCCGTGAAGTGAGGTGTCTGTCCATACAAGTATTTGACCACGAGCTTTGTCTGCACCAACGATTGTTGAACCGTCTTGAATACGTAAAGATCCTGCTGTGTTTGTGGCTCGTGGTTCATAAGTATTAATATCCTCTTGTGATGAAAATCTTAATAATAAAGGATCTTGAGAAGAGGCTGTGCCTACTGTTTTTTCTGTACCAAACAAAATAAGGTGTCTATCTGGCGTTGACACCAAAGAAAATTTACTGGCTGTTGGAGCGTTTGTCACTAAACTTGCTTTACCTGCTAAACCATCAGATGTAGGTGACCATTGAAAGGTAGATCCGTTTAAGGCAGTTGCTATCATCAGTTCACCAAAATTATCTATTGACCAATCTCTTCCGTCTAAGATGGTGCTTGAACTATTACTTGGTATATTCCATGCGTTTGCATTAGCTGAGTCTTCAAATAATGTCACAACTGAATCATCTGCATGAGCTGATCTTGTAGAACTATCTACAGCCCTTGTGATGCCTGTCAAATTTGTAGATGTTTTACCTGTATAAGATATAATTTCATCATCTACTATTATTTTACCTGAAGTAGAAAAATCTGTTGTGCTATCTAAAGTTATGGATGTGCCTGATCCTCCTGTTCCTGCAGTGTCATCTAATAAAGCTCCATTAAGAAGATTTGTTACCGCTGTTGAGAATCCACCATAACCATTTGTGCCCCAACCGTATCCGAATGTAGAAAAAGCGGGAGCTGAGTTTATGTCAAACTTAGCAGTAGCAGTTCCTGTTGTGACGCTACCTGTTGATTCGTTTGCATCTTGTTGAATAACAAACGAGTTTGTGCCTGTTACTGATTTAACTTCAAAACTTCTATCAAAATTACTTGCACTAAAACTTGTGCCTGACAAACTTGTGGTACCAGAGAAAGTGACTATATCACCTACAAGAGCACCGTGTCCGTTAACATTTACAGTCACATTGGCTGATCCGTTTGTTGTAGTGAAAATACTAGTTACTGAGCTATTTGTTTGTCTAATAGGAGTAATGTCATACAAAACATCATTAGCAAAGATATAAAGTTTTTTATCTGTGCCTAAAGCCGCTAACCTTGTGCCATCTAATGCTACCCAATGATGAGCGTCTCTTGGGACACCAATAATCGTAGTTTGTGTGTTTTTAGCCCAACCACCAATCTTTTCAGGTAATCCATATCTAAATCTAATATTATCACAATCAGTGTATGTCCCACTTGCGCCAAGACTACTTGTCTGTTTGTTTATTCCTGGTTGAAGTTTTAGTTTTGTTAGTGTCATCAGCTACGCTAAATATTGTTCCTACATGACCTTTAAAGTGCATGTTTCCATGATGCACTAAGGGCGAGGCCACATCTGCCCAAATTTTACCCTGTATATTAGACCATAATCTACTAAAATAATAGTCTTCACTTAAATATCTCTCCTCCTTATCCCAAGGTAATTTTCCAACTCCAAAGAAATCATAACAATTATCTGACTTCCAACGATTTCCGTTCACTATTTGATCAGATTTATATTTTCTATCAGGATAAGCCTCTTGTAGTTTTTTAAAAACATCTCTTTTTATTAGCATCATACCAGTTGCCGCTTCCATAACCTCTGTGTAACCACCTTGCAATTTGATGTTTGATACGTCTTCAAAGTTTAAATTATAACCTAAAGCCTTATAAGAAACTTGCTCTTCTGTAATGTTAGGGTTTTCTTTCACTGCTCTTATAACTTGATCCCAGTGAATACATTTTCTTGGATAAATGCCACAAACAATGTCTTTGTCAGCTCTAATTAATCTATCTATATTAGCAGGTCCAAATCCAACATCAGCATCAATAAATAATAAATGTGAGCCTACATAATCTTTATCATCTAAGAACATAGACACTATCGTGTTTCTAGCTCTTGTAATTAAAGACTCATTACCAATTGTTTGTACTTTCATACCAACACCTTGATCCGAGGTCCATTGTTGTAAAGCTAAAGTCCCATGCATTGTGTTTTCACTAAGCATTCCACCATACATAGGCATACCTAAATACAACCTTATGTCATGGTTTTTTAAATCATCTGTAATCATTTTAGTTTTTTCTTATCCATACCTTTCATTAGTGTTGACAGAGTTGTCATGTTTTGTTTGACCATCTCATTTCTGAAGCTTTCTATGGCTGATCCTGCTTGATTTGTTTGTCTTGAGTTTTCAATCATTAACATGGGCATAAGTGCCATGGCACAGCCATATTCATCAACTTCTTCACCTGTTTGAGGATGTTTACCACGTATCTGTATAAACCAGCCACATTCAAACTTGCGACATGGATTAAAATTATCGAGAGGACAAT